GCCCTGCTTAAGCAGATCACCGAAGAAGGGCGACGTTTGGGGGCGATCTCCGACATGAACATATCCGATATGAGTGCTAACGCGCCTGTTGGAACCACACTCGCTTTACTAGAGCGTACTCTCAAGCCCATGGCTGCGGTCCAATCCCGTGTCCATTACTCAATGAAACAGGAGTTTAAGTTACTCCGAAAGATCATTGCTGAGTACGCACCAGAAGAGTATCTGTATGTGCCTGACCGTGGTGAACCTCGTGCGCGACGCGCCGACTACGCTATGGTGGAAGTAATTCCTGTCAGCGACCCCAACAGCAGCACGATGGCGCAACGAGTTGTGCAGTATCAAACCGTGTTGCAAATGGCACAGGCCGCCCCACAAATCTATGACCTACCACAGCTTCATCGCCAGATGATCGAGGTCCTAGGCATTAAGAACGCCGACAAGCTTGTACCTACTGAAGACGATATGCGTCCTGTTGATCCAGTAGGTGAAAATATGGGTGTGTTAGTGGGTAACCCCATTAAGGCGTTTATGTACCAAGACCATCAGGCGCATATAGCGACCCACCAAGCTTTCATGCAAGACCCCATGATTATGCAAACTATTGGGCAAAACCCTATGGCGAACCAAATCATGTCTTCGTTACAGGCTCACATAGCAGAGCACACGGCGTTTATGTACCGCCAGCAGATCGAAGAGAAGATAGGCGCGCCACTGCCGGGTATGGACGAAGAGCTACCAAGAGAGCTAGAAGTGCAAATTGCGCAGCTCCAGTCTAAGGCAGCTATCCAACTTACTCAGACGCACCAGCAGCAACAAGCGCAGCAGCAAGCGCAGCAAAAAGCCCAAGACCCAATCGTCCAGATGCAGCAGCAAGAGCTACAGCTCAAACAAGCCGAGCTACAGCGTAAATCCCAGAAAGATCAGGCCGACTCGCAGCTGGATGCTGCCCGTCTACAGCTTGATGCCCAGAAAGCAGACACCACTGCCAGTATTGAGGCTAGCCGGATAGCAGCGCAGACAGACCAAGCTAATGCAAGACAAGACTTAGATGAAGCAAAAGCTATTTTGGACATGGCGAAAGCCAATAGAGAGGGGCAGATGCCCCAGTAAGGAGGTGATCCGTTGTCTACTACCGTCTTTGACGTGCTGAACAAGAAACTAACAGAGCTTAAAGGCTCTAGCGAAGATTTTCTGAGAACCGGCGGAGCTAAAGACTTCGCCGAGTATCGGGAGGTATGTGGCGTTATTCGAGGTCTAGACGCTGCATTAAGAGAAGTAGGTGACCTTTCGCGTAACTATATGGATGACGACGATGACTGAAACGATAACCGTTAGCGGGGTGGGCGCAGTTGCCGAAACAACCCCCGTAATGACTGCGTTAGAACTGAAGCGGAAAGAGCGTATAGAAGTAGAAGCTATAGAAGAAGCAGAGCTAGAAGCTTCTATACCTAAACCCGTAGGCTATCGAGTCCTGATTGCCCTGCCTAACGTCGAAGAGACTTTCGGGGAAAGCGGGCTTATTAAGGCGGAATCTACTCGTCGAGAGGAATATATCCTGTCTACTGTGGGGTCTGTGCTTGATATGGGCGAGCAAGCGTACAGCGATAAAGAGCGCTTTCCTACTGGGCCTTGGTGCAAAGTAGGCGACCATGTGATGTTCCGAGCCAACACCGGTACGCGTTTTAAGGTGAACGGGCAGGAGTTTCGCTTAATGAATGACGACTCTATTGAGGCCGTCGTAGATGATCCGCGAGCTGTTTCGCGTGCATAAGGAGTAAACCATGCCTAGAGAAAACGTAGAATTTGAGTTTCCCGATCCCGATAAAGACGAGATATCTCAAGAAGTTGAAGTTGATATTGCCGAGGAAGACGCGCCGCTTGAAGTAGAAGGTGCGGTTGGTCGGGAGAATATGAAGTCCGCTAAAGGTACTATTAAGGCGGGCGACCTAGAGATTGAGGTAGAGGACGATACGCCGCCAGAAGATCGGGGCCGCAAGCCGTCAGAACCACCCCAAGACGTAACCGACGCGGAGCTTGAGAACTACTCCGATAAGGTTAAAAGCCGAATTAAGCACTTTAGTAAAGGCTACCACGATGAGCGTAGGGCCAAAGAATCGGCGTTACGAGAACGAGAAGCCCTTGAGACGTATGCTCGCAACCTAGTAGCTGAGAACGAAAAGCTAAAAGGTTCGGTGGATCAAAGCCACAACTCGCTTATCCAATCTGCCAAGAAACAGGTAGCGGGGGAGCTAGCTGCGGCAAAAGCGCAGTATCGGCAAGCGTACGAATCTGGCGAGCCAGATGCGGTGCTAGAAGCCCAACAAGCTCTAAACACGGCGCAGATTCGCATGGAGCGAGTTAACGCACTGAAACCTAAAGAAAATCGGGGTTTACAACAACCCGAAACTCCTGTACAAACGCAGGTAACTGCACCTCAACCGCAGGTCGAGCGTGACGACAAAGCTGAAACATGGCGCGATAATAACCCATGGTTTGGCGATGACGACGAAATGACCGCATTTGCGCTAGGGTTGCACAACAAGTTAACGAAAACCGGGGTTGACCCGCGATCTAACGAATACTACGAGCAAATTAACGCTCGTATGCGAACAGTATTCCCCGATCAGTTCGACGATGGGATAGAGGACGAACCAAGAAGTACCCAAAGAAAATCTAGCAACGTGGTTGCTCCCGCTACGCGGAGCACAGCGCCTAAGAAAATTAGGCTAACGCAATCACAAGTCGCTATTGCGAAAAAACTTGGGGTACCGCTGGAAACATACGCCAAACAGGTTGCTGAATTACTGAGGAAACAATAATGGCTCAAAACAGACTAGATAGAGAACTTGAGACCCGTGAGAAGACGGTTCGTAAAACGGCGTGGACGCGACCTACTGTGTTGCCTGATCCCACCCCCGAAGACGGCTATACCTATCACTGGGTTCGTATTTCGACTAACGGTCAATCTGATGCCACTAACGTTTCTTCAAAGTTACGTGAAGGCTGGGAACCCGTACGTGCGGTAGACCACCCCGAGATATTTACTGATACTGTCTCAGACGAGCGGTTTAAGGATAATGTCATTGTGGGCGGACTCATGCTGTGCAAGGCCCCAGAAGAACTTGTCGCAGAACGAAATGCGTTTTACCGGCAACAAGCCGAGTCGCAAATCCACTCTGTGGACAACAACTTAATGCGCGAAAACGACCCTAGAATGCCCCTATTTCACGATAGGAAATCGAAGGTTACTTTCGGCAGTGGAAATTAAATTAGGAGTTATACAATGGCTTATCCAACAGTCAGTGCTCCCTACGGCTTTAAGCCAATCAACCGTATCGACGGTATGCCTTACGCTGGTGCTACTCGCCTTATTCCTATTGCGAGTACATACAACGTGGCTATCTTTGCGGGTGACATGGTTCAAACTGTAGCGGCGGGCACATGTGAAAAGTTCACCGGCACTACTAGTGGTGCTACGGTGGGTGTTTGTGTTGGCGTTCAATACGTCAATTCTCTGAGCCAGTTCACGCCGGCTCAATACTACCCCGGCACTAGCGTTACTGACGCTTACGCTATCGTAGTAGACGACCCTATGGCGGCTTTTAAAGTTGCTGTAACAAATGGTTCTAGTGCAGTAACCGCAGAAGACCGTACTGTTGTCGGCGCTAACATGGCCGTAGTACAAGGTACAGGCGATACTGCTACTGGAGATTCTGGACAATCAGTCCTCGCTGGCTCAGATGCTGTTACAGCAACTATTCCTGTTCGAGTAATTGATGTTGTCACAGATACCGCAACTGGTGCTGATGCTTTTGTTGAGTTGATTGTTAAACTCAATACTCACCAGTACAACTCAACTACTGGCGTATAAGGAGACTAGCAGATGGCTATTTCAAGAGCGCAACTCCTTAAGGAGCTACTACCGGGTCTAAACTCCCTCTTTGGTCTCGAATACGCTAAGTATGGTGACGAGGCTGCTGAAATCTTCGAGTCTGAATCTTCGGATCGTTCTTTTGAAGAAGAAACTAAGTTGTCCGGTTTCAGTGCCGCACCTGTTAAGGGTGAAGGTTCTGCGATCGAATATGACAACGCACAAGAAGCGTGGACTGCTCGTTACACTCACGAGACGGTCGCAATGGGCTTTTCGCTGACTGAAGAAGCAATCGAAGATAACCTCTACGATTCACTCTCTTCACGTTACACGAAGGCTCTTGCACGTGCGATGGCTTACACTAAGCAAGTTAAGGGTGCTAGTATCCTAAACAACGCTTTCTCCGGCACTACTTATGGTGACGGCAAAGTCCTTTGTGCGACTGACCACCCTCTCGTATCTGGTGGCGCTAACTCAAACCGTCCTGCTGTTGCAGCCGATCTTAACGAAACTTCACTCGAAGCTGCCGTTATCCAGATCGCTGGTTGGACTGATGAGCGCGGTCTCCTTATCGCTGCTAAGCCTAAGACGCTTGTTATCCCGCCAAGCCTGCAATTCGTTGCAACGCGTTTGTTGGATACTGAGCTTCGTGTGTCTACAGCCGATAACGACATCAACGCAATCCGCAGCAACGGTGCAATTCCGGGTGGTTACAAGATCAACAACTACCTGACTGACACCAACGCTTGGTTCTTGATGACTGACGTACCTAACGGCCTGAAGCACTTCGTCCGCTCACCTATGAGCACTAGCATGGACGCCGACTTCGACACAGGCAACAGCCGATATAAGGCTCGTGAGCGATACAGCTTCGGCGTATCTGACCCACTGGGCATCTTCGGTTCACCCGGCGCTTCATAAGCAAAAGGTGTTAAGATTGGGGGCTTCGGCCCCCTTTCTTTTGCGTGCGAGGTACCCATGCCTAGACAAATGAAAAAAAGAGTAGAGTCGCAAGGCTCTCGAATGTGCACGTCGTGCAACAAAGTCAGGCTGTTATCTCAGTTTGAGCTATTTAAAGACGGCAATTATCGCGGTGTGTGTCGAACATGCGTTAGCGCCCAGAAAGCCCGAAAAACCTCCGCTTCTCCCGAAGCATACCTACGAGTTCTAAACGTCCAACTAAAGTCGCAGCGTATAAAACAGGGCATCCAATACGACCTAACCTCCGAAGAGCTTACGGAGATATGGGACATACAAGAAGGCAGATGCGCCCTGTCTGGCGTACTAATGACCCACCAACGCGATGGGAAGGCAGGAGACGGTAAGAAGAAAGAGTTCAATGCCTCGATAGACAGGATAAACCCCCAAGGCCCCTACGTACGGGAAAACGTACAGCTAGTCGCCAACCGCGCTAATACCATGAAGCACACCCTCGGGCAAGATATGTTTATGTGGTGGGTAAAAAACATCCATAATCACCTATTAAGTTGATTTATATCCCGGATAGGGGTAATTTGTAGGTGGAACTTACCCGACAGTACGTTCCTATCTCCCTTGAAGAGTATTGACCCGTCCCCACAGGCGGGTCTTTTTTGTTAGGTATTGTGTACTTAGCGCCGAAATGGTATATAGTACCTATACCGGGGTCATCCGGTGTATCTGACAGCTCCCGGCTGACGACATGCAGACAGATGCACCCCAAAATTAACTCGCATGTGAGGAATCTCAAATGGCTAATACCACTTTTACAGGCCCGGTCATCTCGACTAACGGCTTTGTTGGCGCTGTAACAGGCGATGTAACCGGCGCAGTTGCTGCTACTACTCTAACTACTACTGGCACTGTGACCCTTAACGGCACTGCTATTATTGTTAGCGACCTGCCTACGTCTGACCCCTCTGTTGCTGGCCAAATCTACAGCGATAGCAACGTACTTACTGTTTCAGCAGGTTAATCCTTAACTTAATAGGAGAAACCTATGCCTAGTTCAGATATTCAGACCAAACGGGTTACGACCGCTGCTAGTCTGGGGGTTGGTCCGGCTCGCATACGCCAAATTCAAGTGCTTACAAGCGCTGTAGGCGCGGGGCGGCTAACTATTACCGACGGTGCTGGCGGAAATACTACTTTGGACATCGACTTTATTGCCGAGGAGTCACACTCGATCAACATCCCTGACTACGGTATACGGTGCGCCACTGACGTAACAATCACGGCGATGACCAACATTACTGCTATGACGGTGTTTTACAGCTAATGGCTAAGCAAGTAGACAAAGGCAGCATGGCTTGTAACAAGCCGAAGCGAACGCCTTCTCATCCTAAGAAGTCTCACGTGGTGAAAGCCTGTGAGGGTGGGAAAGAGAAGGTCATACGTTTTGGTGAGCAAGGCGCGTCTACAGCAGGTAAACCCAAGTCGGGCGAGTCTGCTAAAATGAAGGCTAAGCGCAAGTCGTTCAAGTCCCGACACGGTAAGAACATTGCCAAGGGCAAGATGAGCGCAGCTTACTGGGCGGACCGCGTCCGCTGGTAGTAAAAACAAGGAGTTAGCGATGAAAGACTCAAAGTACACAGGACATATGGGCGATTGCGCCATTAACGATGACGGTCCATGCACTTGCGGCACGGAAGAAGAACTTGCAGATATAGCTCGTGAAGAGGCCGGCTTAACGGCGGAAGATTAGAAAATGAGCGACCAAGAGTATTCGATGATAGACGTGATGCTAACTGCGTTAAAATACTCTAAAGGCCGCTGGACACCGGATGAAGTTTTAGAGTTCGGGTTCATGTTAGAAGAGCTACACTTGTCCGACGAGTACGAAGATGGCAAACCAAACTTAGTAAGTATTAAAGGCGGTAAGCCCGAAGCGGAAGAAACAACTTAATTTAGGAGGCTGTTATGGCTGGTTGTGGGACAAAACGAATGAACATGGGCGGCCCTACGGGTATGCACAAAATGCCCGATGGCACCATGATGAAAGGCGCTAAGCACGGCATGAAAGCTGGTGGTCTGACGGGTCCTGATAAAGAGGGTCCAAAGAAGCGTAAAAAGGGTAAAAGTAGCGACCCTGCGGCTTTCCCCGACCTAAACAATGACGGCAAAGTTACTCAAGCCGATGTATTGATGGGACGAGGCGTGGGCAAGATGAACATGGGCGGCAAAGTCATGAAGTATAAAGCTGGTGGCTGTGTTGGCGATGGCTGTGCTATCCGAGGTCGAACTAAGGGCACAATGCGATGATGAAGTGCCGGGGCATGGGCAAAATGAAGCCCGTTACGTTTAAGAAAGGCGGTACGGTCAAAGACGACTGCTACCGCAAGGTGAAGGCATCGTATAAAGTCTTCCCTTCTGCGTATGCTTCGGGTGCTATCGCCAAGTGCAGAAAGAAGAAAGCCAGTGGCCGTTCGTAAAACCGAGAAGGGCAAGGCCCTAAAACGGTGGTTCAAAGAGGACTGGAAAGACGTCAAGACAGGCAAGGCTTGTGGGCGTAAAAAGGGCGATAAGCGGGGAACCCCGTACTGTAGACCCACAAAGCGGGTCTCTAGTAAAACGCCTAAGACCTCTGGTGAGATGACAGCGGCAGAGAAGAAGTCCCGTATAGCGCAGAAGAAGCGCCTAGGACAACCGGCAGGTAAACCTAAGCGTGTAGCATCGCTTAAAAGGAAGAAGAAATAATGGCTAAGGGCGTAAACCACTACTTTAAAGACGGTAAAACGCACCGAGGGGGCACGCACAAACACCCCGACGGGACTGTAATGACAGGCAAAACGATGTCAGCTAAGTCCGCAAAGTTATTTCATTACAAAGATTTATCTAAAACTGCGCAGACGAAAGCGCGGGAAAGTTGGGGCAAATAATGGCAACTT